GTGGGATCATGTGGTTTCGGTTATGGTTATCCCAGGGGAAATCAGCTTGGACGTATAAGTCGCCGGCGTGATCTCAAACCCGATGGAGTCTATGAGGTCGTATGTGCTCGTTGTGGTCGATGGCTCAAGTCGTATTTTCTGCAAAGGCACTCCTTTCGAATCTGTCTCGACTACTATGGGTTTGTTGAACGGTCCGACAACGCTAGCCCCAGACCGGGTCCAATCGTATCGACCATAGTTCACTTCATCCACGAATATGTCATAGTAACCGTTGTTGGCTGTCTGCAGAGTATTATACACCACCGCTGGAATCAGATTGAATCTGCCCCTAGGAGCAAATACACCTGAGAATCCAGTATCAGGATCGATCAACCAGGATGGGGTCCATGGCACCGTCTTCGCCGTGGTCTGATAGCGTGTTGGAGACACTTCAGTCCTGGCTTGGAGAGTCGCTTCAGGATTGATTTGAGGAATGTTGAAATCAACACTCCAATCAAAGAAGATACTTCCAGCCGTGAGAGGATTCTGAATAATACCTCCATTAACGTCGACAGGATCCGTCACCTGTATTAAATATGCAACACCTTGGCGAGTAAACCGTACATTTTCTCTATCCTCACCAGTGAAATAGAATTGTTGATCAGTTCTCAAGGCGAGAGGTGTGCACTTTGGAGTGTGAAAATTCCATTGCTGAGCACCAGTCTGTGCTACGGCCTGCCGAATCAGCGCTTCAGAATTCGTGATCACTGAAGGATCATCTTTGGGATCCAAATCCACGTACAAGACCAATTGGCAAGCCAAGGTGACCGGGACAGCAGGTACGTACCGCAATTTCAAGCTGGTGAATCGGTAAAATTCGTAGAGGGCAGCGAATTGGGTGAGTCGGGTACCGGGGAAGGCTGACGGCGAAATTGGCCAAGATGCGAGAATGCGCTCTGAACCAATCGCACCAGGCCTAACCGTAACGGTTCCAACAAAGTCACTGCCAGAATGCTTAAAAATACGATTACGAACTGGCCGGGAATTTTCACTGTTATAGGCGAGGGTTCGAGGTCGGGCTCTAGGAACCATGGCGTAAGTAATCTTTCCGTTACCGTTCCGATTGCCGTTTCCGTTGGGTTTTCCATTTCCGTTTCCATTAGATTTTGCACCGGTTTTGCGCCCAGTGCTACGCTTTCCATTTCCATTAGGCATGTTGAAGTTTGTGCGGGCCCACCTACCAACCCACTCAAAACAACGCCGCGATATTAGTGCTCCCAGTAGCCAATAGCTCCCGTTCCATATTATGTATAGTTTCAACGCTAACTTGAGCTTTGGCCGCCATCCACTCGTAAACACGGTCGCTGAAATCGAGTCCCTTAACCTCCTCATGCTTAACACGACGTTGGATGTCATCATTCCGAATCGTTCTTGCATCCTTATTCCAATATCGCTGGACATATGCGTTAACCACTGGGCACCCCGGAGAACATAGCTTTTCAGCATACAACTTTTCTTGAAACCTTCGCCAACCACTTTTGTTGCCCATGAATTCGGCTGTCTTGTTAATCTTTGATAGCACTTTCTTAGGAAACCGTTGCATGACATGGGTCTCAAATCCATTGCACTTAATTGGCATCGGGGAACTGCTGCAAAACTCCAGGTCATAATAATCTCTGGCGGCTTGTAATTTGATTTTAAATCCAATGACATCTGCAAGTTCCTCCCATGCCTCCGCAGAAAGTGGACTGGCATAAATGCCGTCATCACCCTTAACAAAGACCTCGCCATCAACACCCTTGAAACGAAACCATGCTTTAACCAGAAGATAGTGAAGTATCGAATTACCAAGTAACGTATCGACATCTCCACTAACTCTCCCGGCTCGCTTGTAACGTATTCCGTTTGGCCAATACCACTCAGGATCTTCATATGCAGCGTACAAAGTCTCGGAGTGTTCGAATT